AGGCCCAACGTCTACCGTATCCGCGGGCAATGGGTGCCGATCGATCCGCGGGCGCTCGGCGTCATGTGGCAGACCAGCGTGAACGTCGGCGGCAAGGGCATGCCGATGGAACGCCTCGCGATGCTCGCCCAGATCGCCGGCAAGCAAGAGATGATCATGCAGACGCAAGGGTTAACCAATCCCTTGGTCGGCGTGCCGGAGTATCGGAACACGCTGTCGCGCATGTTGGAAACCGCCAATATTGCCGACGTGTCCAGCTACTTCAAAACCCTGCCCCCTGGGTTCCAGGCGCCGCCGCCACCACCGACACCGCCCGATCCGTCGCTGATCCTCGCCCAGGTGCAGGCCGGCAAGACCGCGGCGGATGTCGAGAACGACCGGGCATCGGAACAGACCAAACGCGCGCAGATGCTGACCGATGATGACCTGAACAGGGACAAAGCAGCGCTCGATGCCTGGACCAAGACCTGGGTCGCCGGGGCCCAGTTCGGCACCCCCGTGCCGTCGCTCACCGAGTTCCAGCAGGCGATGGCCAGCAAGGTGCCGGGCATCCAACTGCTCGGCAACCTGCCGCCACCCACCAGCCCGCAGATGCCAGCCACGGCAGGCCCCCCGCCTGGTCAGCCCCCCCAAGGGCCGCCACGAGCTCCGCAGGCGCCGGCAGCCCCTGCGCCATCCATGGTGCCACCACGCCCACAGCAGCCCATGGGCCCGCCCGCCGGCTCGTTCAATCCGGCCCAGGCAATGGCCACCCGCCAGGCGCTCATGCAGGGGAATATGCCCACTGCGTATGGGAACATCGCAGCCAACGCCGCGGCGAAATCGCTGTTCGGACCCGGGGGGCCGCCTCTCCCGCGGCCCAACGCGCCACCACCACAACCAGGGCAAGGAGCATGATCATGGTTTCACGTGCAACAGGTTCCCAAAGTACCAAAACCGTGCCCAAAGCCGGACAGAATAAGCCCCAGAGCGGCGGGGCGGCCGGGGCCGGCAAAGCCCGCGGCACCGCCAAACTGCCCACCATCAGCCGAACCTCGACCAAGACCACGCGGTGATGGCCGTCGGCGGCCTGCTTGGCTCCGCTGTGGGGCCGCCCGGCGACTGGACCGCACGCCTCGGACAACAACCGCATCACGCACGGGGCAATGTCGATCCAGGCATGATCGCGCAGCCAGGCGTGGACCCTGGGTACGGCCTGCACAACACACCGCTCGGCAACCTCAACCAATCGCCCGGGCAGGAAGTCGGCGGCTGGCTGCCGGCCGGGATGACCCAGGACGACCTGCTGCGCGCGCTGCAGATGCTGCAGGCGCAGGGGACATAGGTGAGCGACCTCTCGCGCGAGGAACGCTACGAAATCCAGCGCCGCGGCGGCGAGGCGCATCGCCTGCTGCAGGACCGCGAGCTGATGGACATGCTCACGTTCATTCGGGAAGGCGCGGTGCAGACCGCGGTGCATGGTACGGATGTCCGTGAACGCGAGGACGCCCGCAATCTCGCCAGGGCCATCGATCACCTGGCGACCGAGATGCGCTCACGCCTCGACACCGCCCTGCTGCAGAACCAGCGCGAGGCCGATGGCAGGCGGTTTGAATGATGCCATCACTGCTCGATCCGCAGGATGACGACCCTTACGGCGTTGCCGGTCAAGGGTTGCTGAACGTGCCGCCTGCGCCCGCCGGCTCAATGTTCGACACCTCACCTCAGAACGCCGAGGGGCTTGTGGTTCCTGGCAATATCAATATCCACCAGCGTCCGGTCATTCGGAATGCCGACGGCAGCATCTCCACTGTGCGCTCTATGACATTCACCAACCCGGATGGCAGCGCCGTGCTCGTTCCGAGTGTGATCGAAGGGCGCGGCATCGTATCGCCGCCAGAGGCGTACCGCTACTACAAGCAGACGGGACAGCATCTCGGGGTGTTCGATACCCCAGAGGCGGCCGATGCCTACGCCCAATCGCTGCACGAGCAACAGGCTAACGAGTATATACAGAGATGACCAATGAGTGAGAGCGGCACATCAGCGCCGGCTGCACCGGTAGCACCCGCAGCAGCCCAGCCGGCCACCCCGGCACCAGCCACGAACCAAAATGTGGTCAACGCCCCCGCGCCAGCGTCGCAGGAAAGCATCAGCCTCTCCGATGCCGGGCGCCTGCTCGCCAGACGCCGCCAGGAAGCCGCACGCGAGGCGCAGGGGCAGGGACAGCCGACAGCACGCCTCAACCCCTCTCCAGCCCCCGCAGGGCCGCCCGGACAGCTTACGGCGCCGGTAGAGTCCAAACCCGCAGCGCCCGCCACCCCCACCGACAGCTACGACACCATCGCCAAAGCGCTGGGATTGCAGGAAGGCGTGCAGCCGCCGGCTCCTGTCGATGGTGCAGCACCAGCCGCCGAAACACCGGCCGACGGCGTCTATACGATCGACGGCCACCGCGTCACCGCCGCCCAGATCAGGACGGCGATGGGCCAGGCCGCGGACTACACCCGCAAGACCCAGGAACTGGCCCAGCAGCGCGCTCAGCTCCAGCAGCAGGCCGAGGCATTGGCGACGGTCTTGCCCCACATCCAGCCGGAACTCGCGAAGCTTGGTGAGCGGCTCCAGGGAGCGACCCCGCCAGACCCCAGCCTGATCGAAAGCGACCCACAGGGCTATCTCCGCCAGTTCGCCGCCTACCAGCAGGCTACGGCTGAGCAACAACGTCTGGGCAGCCTCACCCAACTCCAGCAGCAGGCGTTCGAGCGTGCCATGACCCAGCAGGTCGAGGCCGGCAACAAGATGCTGAGCGAGAAATACGAGTTCTGGCGGGATGATGCGTCCCGAAGTGCGGTGCAGCGCGATATTGCCAAATGGGCCGAGAGCAAAGGCGGCTACACGAGGCAGGAGCTCCAGGGGCTGTCCGACCCAAGGCATGTCGAGAGCATGATGAAAGCGATGATGTTCGACCGCATGGTGGAAGGCGCCAAGACCACAGCCCCCAAGCCGGTGCAGACCGCACAGGTCCGTGGCGTGCGCCCGCCACCCGCCGCCGCCGCCCAGGTGCAGGCCGCCGAACAGGCGTTCGAGGCACGCCCCAATGCCCGCAATGCGGCCGCCCTGCTCAGCGCCCGCCGCTCCAACGCCAGCAGCAGCAACGGACGGTATTGACGGCACAGTAGATACGCTCGTAGCGTCCCGCCGTCGGTCGAGGGCAGTGGTCCAGCCACCAAGCAACGACCGGGACGTGTAGTCGCAGGACGACCAAGCCGGCTATCGGCACGCAGCGCAGTCGGGATACCGACCAAGCAGCTAAACGCCCGAGTAGCCTCCAGTCAGATCCATTGCGAGCCAGCAATTTTGGTTCAACCGGCACCAGGCGCACCGCGCCGTGCTCAGCAATGGAGTAGACCATGGCCGTTCCCGCAATGGGAGCTGCACCGTCAGGCACATATGTCGAGACTGCAGCTGTTGGCGTTCGCGAAGACCTCGCGGATATCATCTATCGCATCGATCCCGACGAGACACCGCTGGTCTCATCCTGCTCGCGAGTAGGCTCCAAGCAAGTCCTGACCGAGTGGATCGTGCAGGAGTTGAATCCTGCGGCAGACAATGCTCAGCCTGAGGGTTTCACCGCCGTTATGCAGGCGGTGATCAAGCCCATCCGCCTGAACAACGTCTGCCAGATCATCGCCCGCACAGTCGGGGTATCGAATACGCTCCGCGTCGTGGACGTGGTCGGCGGCGAGGACGAGTACAATAGGAATATGGTCCTGCGCGGGATGGAGGTGAAGCGCGACCTTGAGTTGGCCGTCACCTCGCCACTCGTACGCACCATCACCGACCCGAGGCACATGAGCGGCCTGCCCTGCTACACCGCATTCGGCGCGCGTGGTGCCGGTGCTGGCGTTATGCCGATCGGTGACGGCTCCAACGCCGGAACGGCTGGCACGCCCTACGATCTTACGCTGAACGTCGTCAACGCCGCCATCCAGCAGTCCTGGCAGGCCGGTGGTAATCCGACATTGGGGATCATGTCAGGCAACGTGAAGAACTACTTCGCGACGCTCGCACAGGGCGGGACCGGCAACCCGATCGTGGCGCAAAATATCGTGCAGGCGTCACCGACCGGCGAGATGACCATCCAGGGCGCGGTCGATGTCTACCGCACAAACTTCGGCACACTGCAACTCGCACCCGATCGGTTCTGTCCCGCTCACCAGATACTATTGGTAAGTACAGATTACGTGGAAATGGCGCCTTTACCTGAGCGCGACCTAGTGCAACAGGATTACGCCCAGACCGGTGACAACAGCCAGGGTGGAGTTATCTTCGAGGGCTGTATTAGACCAACAGCCCCCAAAGCCCATGCGACGATTTTTGATCTAAATCAGTGAAAGTGCGTGACTATACTTATACTCCATGGAGGCTAGACTGACGAGCAGGACCATCTTGGGTGCGGTCGAGATAAGCAACCAGCTTAAGCAGCCGGCTGCGGTCATCTTTTGCGTATCCCAAGATGAGATTGCACCCACGACACAGCCAGCCACGGAAGTGGCCAAGCCGGTGGCAATGATCGTAATGCATCCCCTTCTTAGGGTCCGGCGGGCCGCCGCACACATCGCAGACCTCCGGTCGTCGCCTTCCAGCCATTGCCTCCAGGTCAAGCGCCCGCTGCTCGCGGTTGCGCTCCTGGTGCCTCTTCTCCTGGGCGGTTATCTCGCCGTTTTCATCCCGAATGTATTTATGATGGGCAGCCCTAAGCTTGCCGCGGTTCTTCTCGCGATAGCGACCCTTGTGCTCGCGAATTGCCTCGGGATTTTCCTGGTGCCACGCTTCGACACGAGCGCGGTTTCTTTCAAGAATTGCCTCACGGTTCTTCAGGTAGTGTTCGCGCGCCTTAGCTTTGATGCGCTCGCGGTTTTTCGCCGCATACATGCGGTTATACGCAGAGACAATTGCTTTGCGCGTCTCATCATCGTTGGATGGCATCAGCTTCGGTCCTCTCCAGTAGGATCGTGGTCAGGGGCGCTGTTGGCTTGGGAGAGCCAGCAACGCCCCGCTTATAGCGGCATCCCGCTATGACCGACAGACCGTTCTTCGAGACCTGGAACCCGGTAACGCAGCGGTCAACCGAGATCGTGACCGATGCGGAAACCGGGCTTCCGGTCATCATCACCTCGCAGAACACCCGTCCCATTGTCGAGAGCGCCAAGCAACTGGCGTCCAACTTCGACAAGCACCGGCCGAACCCGGACGGCATCACCCACGTCGCGCGCATTCCGATGGTGATCTGGCAGCAGCTCCAGAAGCTGGGCATCACGAAAGACCAGAAGGCGCTCAATGCCTGGCTGGATGAGCGCGACAACCGCGTGTTCAGGACCGACGACGCCCGCAAGATTTGAAGGAGACCACCATGGCCAGCCCAACGAAACACGACGCTCCGCATGCCGGTAGCATGAAGCCCACGCCAGGCGTCGGTGGCGCTCCGGCAACCGCTGGGAGCATGACGCCGATGGCGGGGCACGTCGCACAGACGCCCGAGACCAAGGGCGCCGAGCCGACGATGGTCGAGGGTATCGACCCCGTGCTGCTGCATCGCCTCTATCCCGACGCCGACAGCGCCGAGGACGTGGCAGCCAAGGCACTCGCGCAGGGCAAGGAAACCTGGGAGCAGGGCGCGACGCTGGTCGCGGCGCAGCAGGAGCCGATCTGGATCGAGGGCGATCCCGCAGTGGCGCCCCAGGTGATGCCAGGGCAGCCAGCGCCAAAGACCAAGCCATGAGCGGCACCATCGAGCCGGTGCTGGTCGAGGGCCTCGACCAGGTGCTGTTGATACGTCTGTATCCCGAGGCAGAGGCTCTCAGCGCTGCCGGCGATATGGCGCTCGCGCAGGGCGTGGAGACTGCGGCCGCCGGCGCGGTGCTGGAGAGCAGCCAATACGAGCCGGTGCTGGACATCGATGCACCGGAGGGGGGTGGTCCTGACCCGGTGCCCACCACACCCCCGGTCAATGTCGATGTGCCGCATGTGCAGCAAGTCGGCAGCGAACTCACCTGCACCATGGGCAACTGGGAGGGCATGCAAGCAGAGCCGCACAGCTACGCCTATCAGTGGCAGCTGGATGGCGCCGACATAACAGGCGGCACGGCATCGCTGCCTGTCGTGGCGGATGACGTTGGCAAGACGGCAACGTGTGTCGTGAGCGCCACCAATGCGCTGGGAACCACCGCAGCGCCGCCGAGCAACGGCGTGGTGGTGACGGCCCCCTGATGGCATCGCTCGCGCAGCTCCAGGCCGACGTGGCCAGCTACCTGAACCGGCAGGACATCCTGACCAATGGCGTCATGCCGGGCTGGGTGCTGGCAGTGGAAACCGAGCTGGCCGAGACCCTGCGCGCGCGCTGCCAGGTGGCGTCTGCGGTGCAGCCGATCGACGCGCCCTACATCGCGCTGCCGAGTGACTTCGCCACCATGGAGAGCATCAGGGACAACACCACCGGCGAGCTGCTCGTGCTGAAGGACGAGTGGAGCGGACATTGGAGTAACCAATATGCTCCGATCGGATGGCAGCCCTACGACGCCATCACCGCGCTGAGCGGCCCCAGCGTCGCCTACAGGCTGGTGGCGAATTGCATCGAGTTCCTGCCTCACCCCCAGGTGCCAAGCCCTCCAGACCCGTCCTGGGTGCCGCAGAGCGTGCTAATGGGCTGGTATCGCAAGCCGAGGCCGTTAATCCTCCCCACCGACACCAACCCGATTCTTGAGAACCTCTATTCCGTTTACCTTTACGGGGTGATCAAACAGGGTGCGATCTGGGCGCTCGATGATGACCGCGCGACGCAGATGGATGCGCTGTTTCAGCAGGCAGTGACACGGGCGGACTTGGCAAAACAGCAATCGGACTACAGCGGCGCACCGTTGCGCGCGGAAGTCGCGGTGTGCTTCTGATGGCAGTCCTGCAGCGCCTCGCCCTCCGCGGCACGCCCAAAGCCACCAAGGCGGCAGCACGCTACACCCCCGCCGGCGGCGCCGAGCGCTGCGGCATGTGCCGGCACTACGTCCCGTCCAGTTCCTGCGCGCGCATCGAGGGGCCAGTGTCTGCCGCTGGCTGGTGCCAGCTGTATTCACAGCAGGTGACCTGGCGTCCGCGAGCCGGCCAACTCGCCGGGCTCAATCCAGGGCTCATCCCCCCAGGCGTAACCCTCGATCTGTCGTTCATGAGCGCCACGATGCCGCCCAGCGTTACCTTCACACGGGCTAGCGCGGGCACGTATCTCGATTCGACCGGCACGCTGCGGACGGCAG